CACGCCGCCGCGCTTGCTCACACCGCCCCCCCGGCCAACAGCTGCGAGTGCCCTCCCGGTCCGTGCGCTCATCACAACTGTCAGGTCGTCGTGTTCGTCGACACGGCCCAGTGGTACACCCCCTCCCAAGTTGGGCTGCTCGTCGACACTGTCCATGACCGCCGCGGGTACATCGTATCGCTCAAGCTCGACTCCGTCACCAAGTCGTACATGGGTGGGCACATCCGGACCCGGCTACTCGACCTTCGCAGTCAGTTGTACACGGCCCGAGTCCACGGAGGCACCCGGAGCCTCGAGCCCGCTGCCCTGTGGCGCACGGAACCGTACGTGCCTGCCGACCCGTTCGCCCTCAGCCAGGCAGTGGTCGTGCAGAACGCCGTGCTGCAGTGCTCGTCCATCACCGCTATCGAAACCATGCCGTATCATGCGACCGATGTTGCACTTGTGCACAAGTTGCAGAGTGACGATCATTGGGGCCCCATCGAGCTCCGCGGCGCTGGCATTGATCTGCCCGCCCGCCTTCCTGTCACCGCCCTGGCGTACGTCACCGGAGCCCGCTACTTTTCCCTCGGGCCGATCGTCATTGTCGTCGCCAGTGGAAACCAGGTCGTTGCCGTACCAAAGGCCATGGTCGGCGAGATTGCCGTTTTTGTGGCGTACAAGCCCCGTCGACCTGGCACGTGGAACTCCGCTGTCGCATTTGCCACTAGCCTTTTGGCCAAGTACAACATACCCTCCGAGGAAGGTGCTACGGTGTTGTCGTACAGCGTGGCCATGGCATTCCTCACCGGAGTTCCCACCGAGATGGCACTTATGGACGCTCACGTGCGCCCTGCCCTCACTCCTCTCGACGTCCACGCCGACATGCTCGGGTTTTCGTTCCGTCCCTGGTACGACTTCACCATGCTGCCGCTGCGTTACCCCATTCTGCTCGTCCTCATCATGGCGCTTGCCGTCCTTTTCAGCGGCGCTGTGCACTTCGAGATTGGCGCGTTCCGCCCTGGCTACTTGTTTCCGGTCGGAGCCGCAGTCGTGCAGCATGAGTACGTTGCCAATGCCTACGAAGCAGTTGGCACCTTGGCCGGGTGGGCTGTTGGTTACGCCCAGCGCCGGGTGTCACCCGCATATACTGCCGCTTCCGGTACGTTGCGGCTCATGCTCCACACGTCACGCGCTGCGCTTGGCGCCCCCGACCCGACGTGCCGTTACCGCGTTCCAAACGCCACAACGCACATCCACATGCAGCATGACCTCCACTTGTATGGCCTTGGTGTCGGCACTGCCGTTCCCATGGTGTTCGCTGCCAACCTCACCAATGAGGCTGTGGCCGTCGCCAACCGGCAGTCCATCCCCGCCCCGTACGACGTTACTGCCGTCGAGCGCTTGCTACAGTTCACGCTCGACAACTTCAACGACATATTTCCGCATTGGGCTGACGATGGTCCGTTGCCCCCTGTACCGTTCGCCGATTGGAATTCTCGCTTTCCTGCCGGCGTCCAGCGGCAACACATCAATGCCCTACAGAACGTCACATCAAATTCCTTTTCTGAGCGACACCTGTGGCGCCGGGGCGGGTTCGTCAAGCGGGAAAAGGGCAAGAACGCCTCGGCCGCCGGTGGCCGCGACTCCGAGCCGCGTTTGATTTCTTCGTCGTCCCCTGAGCTTAACGTGCTTATTGGCCCTTGGACGCTTGCGTTTTCAAAGTGGCTTGCCCGAGTGTGGAACTCTGCGCACTTTATTACCTACACCTCTGGTATGACCGCCGAACAGATCGGTGCGTGTGCGTCGCGACTTGAACACTATACGATCCCTGTCGAGAACGACTGTTCGCGTTGGGATGCCACCATCAACCAAGACATGCTGCGCATTGAGTATGAGGTCATGCGACGCATGGGTTCCGACCGCTATTACCCGTACTCGTTCCCACTTAGTGTCCATGATATTTATCTACGGACGCTCAAGGTGTATGGGAAGACGCGGTACGGTGTGCGGTTTACCAGCCGCGGGCGTCGGCAGTCGGGCATGCCCGACACATCCAGCGGCAATTCACTTCTCAACGGCCTTGCCCACCTCGAAGCCTACACGTCTGTGTTCGGTCATCGGGTCGCCGCCATTCGCCGTGGCACCGTGCCGTACCATGTCATGGTTCTCGGCGACGACAATCTGTCCCAGTGGCCCGCCCCTGCGCGGCCTGAGCACACGCCAC